CTGGCCGACGAGACGGCGTGGGGTGACCTGGCCGTCCCCGGTCTGGCCGTCCCTGCCACCGGCTCCCTGTGGCTGGCGTTGGAGCAGGTCACCGGAGGCGGGGCTACCGTCGTCACCTGTTGGCGCGACCCGGACGGCAACCTCTGTCTTACGGCCGAGCACCGGCTCCCGATGATCCGCGCCCTCACCCGCGTCACCGAGCAGGCGTCCACCCATCCCGGCTCCGTGCTCATGCTGGGGGCGTCGCTGGACAAGATGATCGACCGCGCACAGTTCCCCGGTGAGGTCCGGTTGGCAGGCGTCCGTGAGACCCGTGCCTCCACGCACCTGTTCCAAGGTCTCGTCGCGGAGGGCAAGATCAGGCACGACGGGGACACCGCTCTGGCCGCACAGGTCACCAACGCCGTCGTGGTCACGACCGACATGGGGGCCGTCATGTCCGGCACGAGGAGTCCTGTCCCGACGGAAGCCGCGAGGGCTAGCCTGTGGTGTACCTGGGCAGCGCATACGGCAGCCGCTACCGTGCCTGCCATCTACTGACTTAGGACAGGGAACGTGCGAGCAGCGCAGCGGAACAAACTCCCGCGCTCCTCGTTCGCGCTCCCGTCGCAACGCAAGTACCCCATCGACACCAAGAAACGCGCCAAGGCCGCGCTCTCCTACTCCGCACGAAAGGACACGGCCGGGGCGTACTCCACCGTGCGGCGGAAGGTGCTGAAGCGGTATCCGAGCCTGAAGAAACGGTGACCCGTCATGTCGTGGTGGACACGCACCTGGCACAACCGACCTGGGGGAGACCTCCTCCTCAACGACCCGGACGGCTGGGTCATCGACCAACCGGGACTCCACTGGCTCGGACCCGACCGGCTCGCGTCCCTGATTGGGTCCTCGCACGGTGGCAACGGCGGAGCCGGAGTCTTGGACGTGGCCGAACCGGGTAACTCGTTCCCCGCCATCACGAGGGCCACCACCCTCATCTGCGACTCCCTCGCCTCCGTCCGCTGGCAGGTCATGAGAGGCCGAGAAGTCCTACCCACCCCACGGTGGGTGAGCGACCCCGCCCTCTCCCGCCCCGACGGCCGCATCTCCGACTGGCAGCCGACCGGCCGCAACCCCCTCGGACCCGTCGCCTACTGGGCACAGGCCATCCTGTCCGCGCTCTGGTACGGGGACGCGTTCCTCTACGTCGGCACCCGGTCACCGGACACCGGCTCCCCGACCCCGCCGCTCCTCACCCTCCACCCGCTCATGGTGGACATCGTGCTCCCCGGCAGCCGCGACCAGAGCGACGACCGGGAACCCGGCTACTGGCTCCGCTCCCACGAGGACGACCGGGGCATCCGGCTCATGCCCGAGGAGGTCATCCACATTCCCGGCATGGGTCCGTACTGGGCAGGACGCGGCCGGGGAGCCATCACCGGACACATGAAGTCGTGGGCCGAGTCCGTCGCGCAGCGGAACTACTCCACCGGACTGTTCACCGCTGGCGTCCCCGCTGGCTACCTGAAGGTGACCGCCCCCAACCTCACACCGGAGCAGGCTAAGGACCTGAAGCGGGACTGGGAGGAGGCTCGCGGTGAGGTCTTAGGACAGAGGGACATCGCCGTCCTGAACGCCGTCACAGACTTCGTGCCGGTGCAGATGGACCCGGAATCCGCGCAGATGGCGGACGCCCGCAGACAGTCCACGCTGGACGTAGCCAACGCGTTCGGGGTAGAGCCGTACATGCTCGGGTTGCCGTCCGACAACGCCACCTACGCGAACATCGAAAGCCGGATGCGGCACTTCGTCCAGTTCACCCTCCTGCCGTGGGCACGCCGGATCGAGGGGGCGTTGGACTCCGAGTTCCCGCAGGGCACCGGACTGGTGCTCGACCTTGACTCCATGACCCGTGCCGACACCAACACCCGCATCGCCTACTACGAGCACGGACTCACCGAGGGGTGGCTCACCATTGACGAGGTACGAGCCGCCGAGGGTCTGCCGCCGCTCCCCGTCGAGAACACCCCGCCTGTGGCACTCGTGGAACCGCAACCCGACCCATCCCCCGCCCCTGACGTAAGGCCGCAAGAGGAGGCCGTCGCATGACCACCGAACGATCCGACATCACGTTCCCCATCGAGACCCGCAACGACGAGGCGTTGAACGCCGAGCAGCGGATCATGAGCCTCCTCCTCGTGCCGTACGGGGAGGTCTCCTACCTGACCAAGTTCACCCAAGGCGAGCGGTTCCTACGCGGAGCGTTCAAGAAAGCCGCCGCCGAGTTCCGAGGCCGACGGACACCGCTCTACCTGTTCCGTGCTCACAACCACGACAGAGCCGTTGGGCGTGCGCTCTCCCTGACCGAAACTCCCGAGGGGCCACTTGCCGAGTTCCGGGTTGCCTCTACACCGGCAGGGGATGAGGTCGTGGAGGAGTACCGGGAGGGTCTGCTGAACGCGGTGTCCGTCGGGTTCCGCACCATCATCGCCGGGATCAACCGCACCGACGGTGTGCGCGAGGTACGGGAGGCCGGACTGTTGGAGGCGTCCCTCCTCCCCGTCGCCGCCTACGAGGGAGCACAGGTCGTCGGCTACCGAGCACCCGACGAGGTTGGAGGGTTGGACCTGTCCAACTACCTCCCGCCACCGGCACCCGTCGTGGACCTCTCGCAACCCTGGGGCCGGAGGGTCTAGTCTCTGGACAGGAGGCCGCGCTCCGAGCCGCACCGCAGGCCGTGACGTAAGGCAGGCACGCCACACCTGACGCGGGGCACTCGTACAGAGAGCACCTTTCGTGACAGTCCCAACGACTCCGAGAGGTAGCCATGCCCTCGTACTACGAAACGCTCATGGAGGAGCGCGACACGCTCTCCGGCACCATTGAGCAGACCGTCACCGCCGCGCAGGACCGAGGCGGACTGAGTGACGACGACAAGACGAGCATCGCCAAGATGCAGAAGCGCGTAGCCGACATCGACGGGGAACTCACCATCCTCGCCACCGAGCAGGACTCACTCCGCAAGGCCAACGAGTTCGCCGCCCGGTTCATGCGGACCCCCAAGCCTGCCGCCGAGCAGCGTGCCCCGCAGATGGAGTCCGTCGGCTCCGGGTTCGTCGGCTCCGACGAGTTCCGGTCGTACGGCAGCAACCCGCACGGCAAGTCCGACTACTACGAGTCCACCAAGGGCGACCCGTTTGGGGAGCAGCGTGCCCCCGCCGAGACCGGCGCGTTCCCCGGCTCCATCAAGGCGTCACAGATCACCGTCCCCGAGCCGTCCGCACAGTTCCCCCTGTTCGGACTCGTGGGCATGGAGCAGGTCTCCACCGGCACGTTTGAGTACGTGCGAACCGTGTGGGTGGACGGTGCGGCCGTGGTCCCCGAGGGTGACGCCAAGCCGGAGTCCACGATCACCGAGCAGATCACCCCCGGTGCTCTCGACACCATCGCCCACTGGACGCAGGTGACCCGGCAGGCGTTGGAGGACTCCGCTCGCATCCGCTCCATCATCGACGGCAAGTTGACCGAGGGCGTGCAGAAGAAGGTCCACGACTCCATCGTGGATGAACTCGCCGCGTCCAACCTCCCCACCGCGTCCGGGGCCGACCTCCTCGCCGCCATCCGGGTCGGGATCGGCACCGTCCAGTCACAGGGTTGGGCACCCAACGCGGTCCTCCTCAACCCCGCCGACTGGGCGGCTCTGGACATCGGCGTCATGGGGTCCACCCTCAACGGTCCACAGGTCCATCAGTCGTTCTGGGGTCTCACCCCGGTAGCGTCCGCAGATCAGGCCGCAGGCACCGCCACCGTCGGAGACTTCCGTACCGGCGTCACCCTGTTCTACCGCGCAGGCGTCGGCATCTACGCCACCGACTCTCACGCCTCCACGTTCACGTCCAACGTGTTCACGATCCTGGCCGAGCGTCGGACCAAGTGCGCCGTCCTCAACCCGCTCGCTCTGTGCGAGTGCGCGGCTGGCGTGTGAGGACGTAAGACAGATGGGCGTCCTCGTAGACGTGGATGACTTCCGCAAGGTTCTCGACGTTCCCGACACCATCGCGGACGACGAGGAGTTGAACGCGGTCATCGACGGCACCGAGGCCGCGCTCCTGCCACACCTGACAGATGGGGTATCTCACGAGCCGCACCCCAACTGCTCCGAGGCCGCGCTAGGCATGTGCGTTCAGGTGTGGCAGGCACGGCACGCACCCGGAGGGCAGATGGTCGGGGTGGACCTGAACCCGCAGATGACACCGCACCTGTTGGGGCCGGGACTCATCATGCGGTTCCAGGGACTCCTGGGGCCGTGTCTGCCGTACGCAGGGGCCGTGGTGGCATGAACCCCCTCACCGAGTCCCGCGAGGCGTTGGCAGGCGTCCTCTCGACCCTGGGATGCACCGTCTACGGCGCACCCCCGGAGTCCGTGACGCCGCCTGCCGCCGTCCTCCTCCCCGGCTCCCCGTGGTGGCAGCAGGAGACGTGGGGCAGCGTCCGGGTCACCTGGCAACTCACCCTCATGGCGACCATGCAGGGAGCCAACGCCGCCGCCCTCGGACGGCTGGAACAACTCATCTGGGACGCCAACGCCGCCCTAGAGAACGTGGCCGTCGTCGGCGTCGCCACCACGCCGCGCATCCTGAAGATCGGACCCGCCGAGGTCGCAGCGGCCGACCTCCCGTTGCAGGTTCTCGTGAGCACCACCGCCGACGACGCACAACTCCAAGGAGCATCATGACCACCGCCATCACGGGTAAGACCTGCACGTTTGAGTACGGGGGCACCACGCCCGTCGCAGGCACCGCGCAGATCACCACCGCCACCATTGACGAGTCCGCGTCCTCGGAGACCATTCAGACCCTCGGAGGGTCCGTGGCCGTCTCGCAGGGCATCGAGTCCACGGTCTCCTGTGACTTCCTCTACGACGGGGACGCCGGGAGCACCACCGGGTTCTACGCCGCGCTGAAGGCCGCGTTGGACGGCGGCACGTCCGGCACCCTCTCCATCAGCGCAGGCGGCGGCACCACGCCGTCGGAGTGGAGCGGCGACGCCATCGTGACCTCCCTCTCCACGGAACTCCCGGCAGATGGGGCCGTGACGTGCTCCGCCGAGTTCGGGATCAGCGGCGGGTTCCCGTACACCGCAGGCACCGCCTCCGCCTCCGCCTCCTCGGGAGGCTCTAGCACCTGACGTACGACAGAACGGGCAGACACATGAAGATGAGGTTCAAGGTGGAGTTCGCAGACGACTCCACCGCACAGGTCACCATCAGTCCCCTCGCCATCATCGGCTGGGAGAAGTGGTCCGGCCGTCGCATGTCCGACATGGGCAGCGAGGGGTCCGGCGTCGGCATGGGCGACATGTGCCGGATGACCTGGGAACAACTCCACCTGCAA